AATTCTTTAGTAGGTAATAAATATTTAATTGCAGATGGTGTTGCTAATTCTTATGGCACAAGAACATCAGCAGATGTAGCAAAAGGTTCTAAATTTAAAAGAGTATTACATTTTAAAACAGCAGATGATTGGTTTGATTATAATGATAAATTTGGTGTTGGTAATTTAAAAGAATCTTTCTTTTCTGGTTTACAAACTGCAGGAAGAAACCTTGGAATAATAGATGCTTTAGGTACAAAACCTAAAGAAAATATGGATAAAATTAGATTTGCGGTACACGATAGATTAAAAAAACAAGGTAAAGACGTTGGTAGTATTAAAAATTTTAGAAAATTAGATAAATATATGAAAGTTATAGATGGATCTATTTATACTGTAGAAAATTTTGCTGTTGCAAAGTATTCGGCAATAGCAAGAACTTTAGCATCTATGGCAAGATTGGGTGGTGCAACAATTTCTGCGTTAGCAGATGTTGGTATTTATGGTTCAGAAGTAAGATACCAAGGTAGATCATTCATAGGTGGAATGTTTGAAGCATTATCTAGTTTAGCAAAAATTAAAAATACAAAACAAAAAAAAGAAATAGCAGAAATGCTTGGATTTATAAATGATAATACTATTTATGATATGTCAGCAAGACACCAAGTTGGTGATAACTTAAATAAAGGTTGGACAAAAGCTCAAAGAACATTTTTTAAATTAAATTTACTTTCTTGGTGGACCAACAGTTTAAAAGAAGGAGCAATGTTAGGATTAGCAAATTATTTTGCTAGACAAAAAAATTTAGAATTTAAAAACTTAAATAAACAACTACAAGAATTATTTACTATGTATGATATTAATCCTACTAAATGGGATATTATAAGAAAAACTGCAATGGAAAAAGCAGATGATGGTAAAGAGTTTATTAACATTTCTTTGTTAGATCAAATATCTGATGCTGATGTAAAAAAAATTACAGGATTAGATAAGATGACAGAAAGACAAATAAGAATAGAAAAAGAAAAATTTAAAGCAGCAGTATCTGGAATATTATTAGATAGATCAATTTATGCAGTTATAGAACCAGATGCTAGAGTAAAAGGTTTTATGACACAAGGTAAATTAGCAGGAACTGGATTTGGTGAAGCTATTAGATTTTTTGGTCAATTTAAAGCATTTCCTATTTCTATTGTACAAAAAGTTTTAGGTAGAGAAATGGATTATTTTAAAGGTAGAAAACAAGGAGATATAGGCAGAGGTATAAGAGGTATGTCAGCATTAATGGTAACTTCTGCAATGCTAGGATATATGTCTATGACATTAAAAGATTTACTTAAAGGTAGATCTCCAAGAGATATAACTAAACCTAAAACAATAATGGCTGCTTTATTGCAAGGTGGTGGATTAGGTATATATGGTGATGTATTATTTAATGAAGTTAGAGATAAATTTGCTTTATTAGGTGGACTTGTTGGACCAATAGGTGTAACGACAGCAGATGTTCTAATGGCTATTAAACATGGAACTAGATTAGAATTTAGTAAAGCATCTAAATCAGCCTATGATGCTGTAACAGCAATGATACCTTTTTATAATTTATTCTATATAAAGAGTGCATTTGACTATATGATAGGGTATCAGATAATGGAGACTATAAAACCGGGTATATTAGAAAGGATTGAAAATAGAATGGAAAAAGATTATAATCAACATTTTTTATTTACAAAACCATCAACTTTGTTTAAAGGTTTTAATTAGTTATGACAGTATCAAGCACAACAGTAAAAAATTCGTATTCGGGTAATGGTAGTACAACCGAGTTTGCCTACACATTTAAAATATTTGCTAACACAGATTTACAGGTAATTATTAGATCATCAACAGGAACAGAGACAACTAAAACTCTAACTACACATTATACAGTAGCGGGTGCAGGAGATGCTAGTGGAGGTTCTATAACTTTCACAAGTGGTAATACTCCAGCATCTGGTGAGACAGTTGTTATTAGAAGAGGTGTTCCGCAAACTCAAGCGATAGATTATATCGCTAATGATCCATTCCCTGCGGAATCTCACGAAGAGGGTTTGGATCGTGCAACTATGACCATCCAACAGATGCAAGAGGAAGTAACTAGGTCTATAAAATTATCAAAAACAAATACAATGACATCTACAGAGTTTGCTGTAGGTGCAACAGATAGAGCAAATAAAATTTTAGCATTTGATGGTAATGGTGAAATTAGTGTTACACAAGAATTAGGAACTTTTATTGGTGATTGGTCCGCTAGTACCGATTATAATGCTAGAGATATTGTAAAAGATACATCTACAAATAATATTTTTATTTGTAATACATCTCACACATCTTCTGGTTCACAACCTTTAACAACAAATACAGATTCAGCTAAATGGGATTTATTGGTAGACGCAGCTTCTGCAACTACTTCAGCTTCAGCTGCCGCTGCTAGTGCAACTGCTACAGCAACGTCAGAAACAAATGCAGCTACATCTGCTACTAATTCAGCAAACTCTGCAACAGCATCTGCTACATCAGCAACCAATGCTGCAACTTCAGAAACTAACGCATCTAATTCTGCTTCAGCCGCATCAACATCAGCATCTAATGCTTCAACTTCAGAAACAAATGCTGCATCATCTGCAACAGCCGCTGCAAGTTCAGCAACTTCTGCTGCAGGATCCGCTACAACAGCGACTACACAAGCTAGTAACGCATCAACTTCAGCTACTAATGCGGCAACATCAGAATCTAATGCTTCAACGTCTGCTACCAATGCAGCAACTTCGGCTACAAATGCTGGTACATCAGAGACTAACGCAGCCACTTCAGCAACTAATGCTGCATCAAGTGCTACCTCTGCAGACACAGCTAAAACAGCTGCACAAACAGCTCAAGCCGCTGCCGAAGCCGCAGCTGATAATTTTGATGATACTTATTTAGGAGCAAAAAGTTCAGATCCAACAGTAGATAATGATGGAGATGCACTAACTGCAGGAGATTTATATTTTAACACAACAAATGATGTACTTCGTGTATATACAGGTTCTGCTTGGCAGGATGCTGCTGTAGATACTACAGGATTTGCATCAAATGGATTTGCTATTGCAATGGCGATAGCTTTATAATAAGGAGTATACATGGCACAAAACTTTAGAAGATACACAAGCAATGATGTAGGAACTGGAGCTGCAACTTTATTTACAGCAGACAGTTATGATACTGTTGTTGGTATATCTGTAGCAAATGTAACAACAGGTTCTGTTGTAGCATCTGTTTATATCAATGATGGTGCAAATGATATTTACTTGGTAAAAGACGCACCAATACCTGCAGGTTCAGCACTACAAGTTTTAGATGGTGGAGCTAAATTTGTAGTTCAATCTGGAGATGCTTTAAAAGTAATATCAGATACAGCTTCATCATTAGATGTTTGGGTATCAACAGTAGACGCAATTTCAAGTTAAGGAGAAATAGATGTCATACATTGGAAATTTTCCAGCATCAACTCAAACAGTTGATTTAAAATGGCAACCAATTAAAACAGCTTCTTTCACAGCAGTTGCTGGTGAAGGTTATTGGATTAATACTACAAGTGGTGCAGTAACAGTTACATTACCTGCTTCAGCTAATACTGGAGATACAATAGAATTTTCAGACTATGCTAGAACTTGGGGAACTAACTCAATTACAATAAATCAAAATTCAAAAAATTTTCAAGGAAACACATCTCCTAATCCAGAATATAATACTAATGGTCAATCAGTAAGATTAGTTTATTCGGGTGCTACACAAGGTTGGATTCCAACAGTTGATGATGATGTAACTTTAGAAACACCACAATCATATTCAGTAGACTTTTTAGTTGTTGCTGGAGGTGGAGGAGGATCTGGAGATGGAGGTGCTGGAGGTTCTGGTGCTGGAGGATATAGAAATTCTTACAGTTCTGAAACATCTGGTGGAGGAGGTTCATCTGAAACTGCTTTAGCTTTAATTCCTGGAACACAATATACAATTACAGTTGGTGCTGGTGGAGCTGCATCTTCTACAGATAGTGGTCTTGGTGGTCAAGGTGGAGATAGCTCTATTTCTGGTTCAGATATTACAGATATAACTTCTGCTGGAGGAGGAGTTGGTGGTTCTGGCGGTGGCGGAGATGATACAGGAACATCCGGAGGTTCTGGTGGTGGTGCTGACAATGGTACTGGTTCTGCTGGAACATCTAATCAAGGTTTTAAAGGTGGAGATTCAGATAGTGCTGGAAATGCTGGAGGTGGTGGTGGAGGTGCTTCTGCTGTCGGTGCAAATAATTCAAGTGGCAATGCTGGAAATGGTGGAGATGGTTTAGCTTCATCAATCACAGGCTCATCTGTCACAAGAGGTGGTGGTGGTGGTGGTGCTACTTATAATGGTACACAAGCATCTGGTGGTTCTGGTGGAGGAGGAACTGGTGGAAAACAAACTGATGGTCATAAAGGCTCATCAGGAACTAGCAATACAGGTGGTGGAGCTGGTGGAAACTATGCTTCTTTACCACACAACACAGGTGGAAGTGGAGTTGTTATTTTAAGAATGGCAACTGCTGATTATACTGGAACAACAAGTGGTTCTCCAACTGTTTCAACATCTGGTTCAGATACAATATTAGTATTTAACGCAAGTGGGAGTTACACAGCATAATGGCACATTTCGCAAAATTAGGAGTAGGAAATATAGTTGAACAAGTAGTTGTAGTATCTAATGATATTGCAACAACTGAACAAGCTGGTGTTGAATTTTTACAAAATTTATATAAAGATAGAGCAGTTTGGAAAAAAACATCTTATAATACATTTGGCAATAAACATTATACAGTAACAACTAATTTACAAGGTGATGAAATAAAATCAGAATCTTCTGATCAATCAAAAGCATTAAGAGGAAATTATGCTGGTATTGGATTTCAGTATGATCAAGAAAGAGATGCTTTTATTCCACCAAAACCTTCTTATCCATCTTGGACACTAAATGAAACTACTTGTCTTTGGGAAGCACCAGTTGCTTATCCAGATGATGACAATAGATATACTTGGAATGAAACAAATTTAAACTGGGAGATAATTGAATAATGGCATATATAGGTAGAGAACCACAAATAGGAAACTTTCAAGTTTGTGATGCAATATCAGTAGTCAATGGACAAGCTGCATACACTATGCAAGTATCATCAGTTAATGTTTCACCAGAAACTGCTAATCACATGATCGTATCTTTAAATGGTATTATACAAGCACCCGGTAGTTCTTATACTGTATCTGGTTCAACAATTACCTTTGCATCAAACCTTGTTACAGGTGATGTTATAGACTTTATTCATATACTTGGTTCAGTTCTTGATCTTGGAGTACCATCTGACAATACAGTTTCACTTGCTAAACTAACTGCAACAGGAACTAAAGATGCTACAACTTTTTTAAGAGGAGATAATACTTTTGCAGAAGCTGGTGGTGGACAATGGGAATATATTTCATCTTCAACAATTTCAGCAGGAACATCAGCAGTTGATTTTACAACTTTATCTACTGACTATGAAGATTTTTTATTTACATTACAAAATGTTCATCAAGCAACAGATGGTCAAAGATTATATGGCAGAGTTTTTACAGGAACAGGTGGCTCACAAGCTGTAGATACAGGAAGTAATTATGGTTACTCTGTTACAAGTATGACAACAGGACATAGTACAGAGGGAAATAATGCTACAGATCACATGAGATTTTCATACATTAATGGTGCTGATACCACAGAATCCTTTAATGCAGAAATTATATTATATAATCCTCATGGAACAACTTATCAAAAATTTTTTAGATCAATAGGAATGGGAGTAAGTAGTGCTAATGCTTCGCATAGTCATGATGTTGGTGCTAAATATGGTCAAACAACAGCAGTTACAGGTGTTAGATTTTATTCTCAATCAGGTAATCTTGATGATGGTAAAATTTCATTATATGGAAGAAAAAATAATTAGGAGTTAAACAATGACAAGATATAAAATTGTAAATGGTCAAAAAATTCAATTCACAGCAGAAGAAGAAGCACAAAGAGATCAAGAAGAAGCACAGGCTCTTATAGATCAACAAGCTATTAAAGATGCTGAACAAACAACAATAGATAAAAAAGCATCTGGCAAACAAAAACTTTTAGATTTAGGTCTAACTGAAGAAGAAGTAAAAGCATTGATAGGAGCATAACATGGCTCTTAACTTCGCAAATAATAATTCATTATCAGCAATAACATCTTTACCAGCTTCTATAAGTGGTGGTGGAATGACTTTAATCTCTACACAAACTGCATCAAGTTCATCTACAATATCTTTTACATCTGGTATTGATAGCACCTATGATGAGTATGTGTTTAAGTTTTATGACATACACCCATCAAGTAATACTGTTAATTTTCAAATTAATGCTTCTACAGATGGTGGCAGTAATTATAATGCAACAAAAACTACTACATATTTTTTAGCATATCATACTGAAAGTGATAGTGGTTCAGCACTTCAATATTATGCAAATAGAGATTTGGCTCAATCAACTTCTGCACAACAAATAGTCACTATTGGAAATGCTAATGATGATAGTGCTTCTGGAACACTTACACTTTTCAATCCTAGTTCTACAACTTTTGTAAAACATTTTATATCAAGACAACAAGCACCAACTGGAGAGGCTACTCAAAATTGTAAAGATACTTATGTTGCTGGATATTTTAATACTACATCTGCAATCAACGCAGTACAATTTAGCATGTCATCAGGCAACATAGATAGTGGAGTAATAAAATTATATGGCATTAGTTAAGTATAACAACAATAGCATAAGTGCAATCTCTAGTGCTGGACAACTAGCAACAGGAAGCCTAGTACCTATTAAAACTTTAACTGCTAGTTCTAGTGCTACATTGTCATTCGTAGATGGTTCTGATGGAGTAGTCTTGGATAGCACATATCCTATTTATGTTTTTAAATTAATTAATATTCACCCATCAGCTTCAGATGCTTTTTTTGAAATTAATTTTAGTACAGATAGTGGAAGTAATTATAACGTAGCAAAAACCACAACATTATTTAATTCTTATCATAATGAGGGTGGAAGTGCCACAGGATTAAATTATAATTCATCACATGATTCTGCACAAAATACTGGTGGTGCTAGACTTGTGACATCACAAGGTAATGGAAATGATGAATCTTTTAGTGGAGAAATTTTTTTATATAATCCATCATCTACGACATTTGTAAAACATTTTATGTCAAGATTATCTACTCATGGTAGCAGTAGTTATCTATATGATTTTTATTCTGCTGGATATGGAAATACAACATCTGCTATTGATGGAGTAAAATTTGCTTATGCTAGTGGCAACATAGATGCTGGAAAAATAAAACTCTATGGAATTAAGGATAGCTAATGTCAATTATAAAACTAAACAACAGAGGTGTTAAAGATGCAACAGCATTTGGAAGTATATCTTCATTAGGAAGTTTAACTTTTATATCCAAGCAAACTGCATCATCATCAGCTAACATTAGCTTTACATCAGGAATTGATAGTACATATAAGGAATATATTTTTTATTTTGTAAATATGCACTCTGAAAGCAATGATATACCTTTTCAATTTCAAGTTAATGCAAGTGGTCAAACAGGATTTAATGAAACTATAACATCAACTGCTTTTGATGCTTATCATGCAGAAAATGGTAGTGCATCTGCTTTAAGATATTTAACTGGTTCAGATCAAGCACAAGGTACAGGTTATCAAAATCTTTCAACAGCAACTAATGGAAATGATGAAAGTCAAAGTGGATTTTTACATTTATTTAATCCTAGTAGCACAACATTTGTAAAACATTTTATGTCAAGATTTCAAGATACACACTCTAGTTATAGTACAGATCAATATGTAGCTGGATATATAAACACAACATCAGCAATAGATGAAGTTTCTTTTAAATATTCTACAGGAAACATAGATAGTGGGGATATAATTTTATTTGGTTTAAACTAATTTTAGGATATAAGGAGATATTATGACAAGACATCATTTAATAAATGGAATACAAGTTCCTTTTACTGCTGAAGAAGAAGCACAAAGAGATGCTGAAGAACAAGCATATTCTGATGGTGCATTTGATCGTGCTATGGTAGATTTAAGAAGTAAAAGAGATAACCTTTTAAAAGCTAGTGATTGGGAAGTAATTATGGCTAAAGAAAAAGGCTCAACATTATCTGCTGGATTTAAAACATATAGACAAGACTTACGAGATATTACAGAGGGTTTAACAACTGTTGAAGATGTTAATGCTGTTACATGGCCAACTAAACCATAAGGGGTTTAAATGCAACTTTCAAAACATTTTACATTAGAAGAATTTGAGAAATCACAAACTGCGACTAGAAAAGGCATAACTAATAAAGCTGGTAGTGGAGAGATTAAAAATCTAGGCGATCTTTGTTATGAAGTATTAGAGCCTGTAAGAGCAAAGTTTGATAAGCCTGTAACTATTACATCAGGATATAGAAGCCCAGAATTATCAGAAGCTATTGGTAGTAAAGCAACATCACAACATTGTTTAGGAGAAGCAGCAGACTTTGAAATAGCTGGTGTATCTAATTTGCAAGTAGCATTATGGATTGAAAACAATGTGGACTTTGACCAATTAATTTTAGAGTTTTGGAAAGAGGGAGAACCTAATAGTGGTTGGATTCATGTTTCATATAAAGATGGTTCTAATAGAAAACAAGTATTAACATTTGATGGAAAATCATATACTAATGGATTACCAGAAGCCAAATGGTCTGGTGGAAAATTAAC